GATCTTCACTGATAATGATGGCGGCATCGTTTCGGTTACTCCGGTAATCGATTGCTATCGTGACGAAGTGAGACGACTGGGCATTAAATGGGAGCAACGCACCGGCACTAGCAAAGACGGTGTCGCTGAGTATGGCATTAAATCGCCACGCTTTCACCAGACCAAAAATACCTACGTCACGAGTTGTATTCGGGATCTCAATATTCCGGAAGCGCAGGTGATTCAGTGGGCCGGTCATGCCGATGTCGATATGACTCGCCATTATTACGATTCGACTGGTGAAATGCCTGAAGAAATCGTCAACGCAATGGCCCAGCTTGATGATATTTCCGAATCGAAGGCTAGCTAGTATGCGTAACCCTGTAATGTTAAAAAGCGTGACATTGACGGAATATGTTTCTGTTTTTGTTTCTGTTTTTTTGAAATTTGTCACCAGTAAGGCATTGCGGGTAGTAGTGGTGACCCCACGGAAAATAATCGGTGGAATTTACAGGGTAACAACTGAACAGCTACGAACGGGTGGTTATCCGCTATCTTCCTTGTTAAATAAGGGGATCGCGGATGCCACCTAAGTTGGCTCCTGTTAAATGGTAACTGTTCAGAACTGTTGCGAAATGGTGGTTTTGTTTCTGTTTTTGTTTCTGTTTTTTCAACTATCTTTTCAGCGTTTTTGTCCCACCGTGATATTCGACCGCATGGCCATTCTCAATCAATAGATCAGTCAGCGTCTTATCGCTCCGGTTGTCCTCGTGATCGACCTGATTACCATCCTCGTCATAACGCATGATCGAAGTTAAGAGCCGGCCGTATTTTCCTTTTTCATGACTAAGAATTCGAAGCTCGTATGCCGACTCTAGGAACTCTTTTGTGAACGCTTTTGCCAGTAGTCCTTTTCTTTTGACTTCGAGATCGCGAGTCCTGCTCTCCCAAGTGTCACAGAATGCCACACGGCAGTTCTGGTGCTTGAGTTGCACATCCATCCCCAAATCGATCGTCATGATTACCGTATCGCCATCGACGACCCGTTCTAGTGTTGCTCGATATTCATACATTGCACACCCCACAAGTTTTCACCATGCGATAGCCGGCCTCTACTTCTAGCCGGACTATTTTGATTTTTCGTTCAGGTATCTTTTTACGACATACCCAACACATATCCAATTCGTACATCAGTCATAATCTCCGTATTGTCTCTTATCCCCGTAGCCAGACTTTCCCAGATCTTCTAGTGCTTTATTTATACCCATATGATCTGACATTATGGTTCGCATTTCATTCTCCATCAGCGCACTTCTAGTATTTAACTTAACCATCTCATCTTCGAGTTCTTCAATAGCTTCTTCAAGATCGGATGAGTCAACAGATAGGGCGATCTTCTCTTTCAGTGCTTCAATGTCGTTCTGTAAGACTGCGACATCAACAGTAGTCTTTTCTTCCTGAATAACGTCGACGGTCGTACTAAGGTTCGCAACTGTGGAATCCAACTGAGCCACGTACCAGATGATCCCGAATGCTTGCGCGATTATGGCCACCACGATCCCGATCGACACCTTGATGTTGCTGAGATCCATTATTCATCTCTCCTTCTAATATCGATCTCGTTGCTAAACGCTTCAAATAACTTACCCAATCCCATCGATACAGGTAGCGAAAGCACCGCAAGGGCCGTTAATAATCCCTCAATATTTTGCAATGTTTCAACGTTCCCCGTTGCAGACCAAATTATTCGAGCACCAAGTGCTAGGCAGTTTTGACTTGAAATCCCAAAAATTGGGACTCCAAACCATAACAACGGGTACGAAAATTATTCCTACTAAAAGCAGTCACTGGACTCCGGTAATCGTCGTACCGGAGCCGTTGGCTTTTCTGGAGTTTTTTTCTTCCTGTTCAGTCATGGTTTATGTCACCCCCCTTCTATCCCTGCGTGGGATGGCAGGACCACTGCTTGAAGCTGCGGTCGGACAATTTCCATATTTCATACGCGATCTGCGCGTTTTCTACTGGGTCGAATAAGTCCCTACCCCCGATCAGTTGATGCCATACCATATTGATTTGAAATAACCCATACGACCCGCCCATTTCGACATCGCCTACCGCGTCCGGTCTTCCAGAAGACTCACACATCACAATTCGGTAAATCTGATCGAACATGCGATTGTCCTGAATCCATGAGCCGTCTTCAATCTGTATGACCTGTCCGGTTATGTAAGAGCGCCAACTGGTCTGGGCTAGAATCGTTTTGATTTGATGCTTAGACAGATATTCGACTTCGTGCACTGCGCCTGGAACAGAGACGGTGACATCCTCGACCGTTCTATCGCCCAGACCCACTCTCACCGGCCCTACAGGAGCGACGGACAGGGGCTGCACAATTTCTACTACTGGTGGTGGGACTGCGTAGCTCACATGAACGACCTCGGGGATGGTTGCCGGCATCAGCAAAAACACTCCTAGCGCGATTCCTATTCCTAAGATTCGTTTCATTACTTCACGATGATTGTTTTTTCAACATTCCCAGTGAAGGTCCCGACCTTATAAAGCGTCGTCGCGGCGATCGTCAGCTCAAAGGTTGAAAGATCCGCATCTTTTCCGAATTTCGAATTCTGAAGGGTGAAAGTGCCACAATGTAAGTTATCTATCGCGATTCCACCCCCGTAGGAATGAACGTCGCTTATGACTAATTTTTTAAGTTGGCTCGAAGCGGTCGCGGTGTTGATTTCAATTTTATCAAATGTGCCATTCGCGACGCTCGGTATGGACGAAACATTTCTCTCGCTTTGAACGACTATGTCGGCTGGGGTGCTCGACAACGTGCCGCCGATACTTATTCCCGAGGCTTCATTGTTGAGAATGTTAAACGTGTGGAACTGCGAGTTCGCGATCAAAATCTCCGTCGCTGTAATATTTGAAAAAATGCACTCATCGGCCTCTAAAATCTTTCCGGTCGCGCCAATGATTTTGATAGTACTTGTGGTGCTCCCGAACGTGGCTCCAATATCTAGTCCACTAAGCGAAATAACTCCGGCTCGCGCTCCGCTCATATTGATCAAAAGTGTGTTCGATTTGAGTTCTCGTTCCGCAAGTGGGGTGGTGTCTTCATATTGCCACTCCTGCCCCACCTTTAACGTGTGATCGGGCTTAACTGCTGCGACGTTGTAAATCGCCGGATCTGGGAAATGTGGAGCGGCTTGCGTGAATACAACCGACGTTCCAATGGCAAATCCGGTCACGAGTAATCCAAGCACGAGGCCCCATGTGGAGATTTTCCAGATGCCGCCGGTAATCCTAACTCCATTGAGAGACGCGACCCGAATGTTCGGTGCTTGCCATCCGCCAAATCCAGGCACTCGCAAATTAATTTCAGGAGTTCGCCAATTAGGAAACTTCAACCGAATTGGTGGAAGATGAAAATCCCGTATCGTGAATATTTTTTTTAGGAATCTTTTCATGATCAATCCTATGTAAGAAGATTTCCTGTCCCGTCCGACTTTGGTTTATTCTGAGCGATATAATTTTTGACGACCGCGAGCGCACTTGCTAGTCCTGCAGCCGCAGCCGCTTCCATCATTGAAGCGTCGAGTCCAATCATCGGACCGGCCAACATTATTCCGGCAGCAGCTTCAATGAATGTCGCGACTACTCGTTCGCCCAGTTCGATCAGTTTTGTTCGTTCAAACATGGTGACTCCTAACTGAGATTCTCTAGTCAACGTAGCCAAATTGGGTCAAGTCGTACATAACAAACGAAATAGCCGGAAATCATCTAAACACGGCAGAAAATGGACAATCCGGCAAAAATAGCGGCTCTGTGTGGCCCGTAGCGCGTCGTTATGCCCTCAAGTAATACAAGTGGTCCTCTGAGATATCGACCCGCCTGAGCGTTTTTCTGGGCCTAGTGTTAAAGGTCGCCCGTTTTGTCCTGTAATTCATCAACGAGATCATTCATTATTGATTGCCCTGCATCGATTAAGTCGTTCGCCTTCATTTGTTGTTCGTCGTATGTGGCTTGCTTGACCGATACGGTGTCTGGGTCGACCCCGTCATCGAGAAACTTGAACGAATCGTTCAGTCCCTTACTTCTCGAAAAATATGGATTATCAGAAACGGTGCATCCCCAGTGAAGATGCGGTCCGGTGGATTGGCCGGTCGAACCGATGTTCATTAAGACTTGCCCTTGTGAGACTGAATCTCCTTTTGCAACTTGTAAACTACCAGCTTGTCCGTGAGCGTAAAGCGTGAAGCCCAAAACTCCGCCATCAGAATCAAGGTGACGAAGAATAAGACACTCGCCAAAGATGGCCGCGAAATTAATTCTCCATTGAACAGTTTCTTCGGTAGTGAATACATCGTTGACAGTTCCTTCCATTGGTGCGAGTACTGGTGTCCCTTCGGCTGCTGCAATGTCATTCCCCGAATGCGGCTTTCCTTTGGACAGTTCGGGGCGTATTACAAATGCAAACGAGGTCACGATTCCGGAAACCGGCATTCCTTCATAGCTCGTGCCGTTTAGTTTTCCGGCGAATTTCATTCTCATCGTCGATTTCTCCTATCGATTATCCAATCGGTTATGAGTACGACGACTACGAATGCCAGAACCCACTCAGTCAGCCGGTTGGTCCTCGGTGTCTGGTAGTGGCATGTCTCCGAACGCCACGCGCAAGCCCAGAAGTATCTCGGCCACTCGGTCGAGCTTTTGATTTATTTCGTCGATTTGGTCTTGGATTTCTTCGCTCATGATTAACTCGGTTCCGTCGGCCATGTGATTCGTTGTGAATCTGGATACTCTGTGGGCAAGTCTCTCAACGCTTGCCGATATGTGGCCCACTCTGTTTTTTTGTCTGAACTGAGTGGAGAATCTGCGGCTTGTGTCCAATCGGTCGCCGAAAGCAATCCGTTTCGTGCAGTTCGGTCGCGGTCGCCCCACGCGATAGCCTGATGTATAAGGG